CGGGAGAAGAAGGCCGCCACGGAGGCTGAGATCAAGGAGCGCGTGGACGCAATCAAGGCCGACATGGCCAAGCTCGAAGCGTTCCTCATGGCGAAGCTCGACGCCGACGGCCTGACCTCGTTCAAGACGGAGTATGGGACGGCGTTCCTGACCACCACCGACTTCGCCAACGTCGAGGATTGGGATGCCGTGCTGCGCTTCATCCGTGAGGAAGACGCGTTCGACATGCTGGAGAAGCGCGTCAGCAAGACCGCTGTCCGTGGCTACATCGAAGCCAACAAGGAAGTCCCGCCGGGTATCAAGTACGGTACCAAGCTGGACATCAACGTACGCAAACCGACTGCTCGTTAAGGAGGACCCTATGAGCAACATCGTCCCCACCAACATCCAAGTCCCGGCGCACCTCGCAGCCAAGGTCGGCCAGCCGTCGGCGCTGTCGCAGAGCATCGCCTCGGGTATCTCGCAGGGTCAGTCGTTCCCCCGCATCTCGATCAAGGGTGCGCGCTTCCGCATCGTGGAGGACGGCACCGAGACTGTGCTGGATACCACCTCGCTCGACGTCGTGATCGTCGGTGCCAACCCGAAGCTGTCCAAGACCTTCTACGCCAAGGCATGGGACAAGGACGCTGACCCGACCGCGCCGGACTGCTACTCGCTGGACGGCATCCGGCCGCACCCGGAGTCCGAGAACCCGCAGAACGACCTGTGTGCCCAGTGCCCGCACAACGCGTGGGGCTCCAAGATCGGCCCGCAGGGCCAGCAGCTGAAGGCCTGCACCGACCAGAAGCGGCTTGCCATCGTGGCGGCTGATGATCCGGACGGTCCGGTCTACCTGCTGCAGGTCACCCCGGCTGCACTGAAGGGCCTGAACACCTACCACAAGGAGCTTGCCACCCGTGGCATCCCGGCGGAGATCGTGCGGACCAAGATCGGGTTCGACACTGACGCCTCGTTCCCCAAGCTGAAGTTCGGCTTCGGCGGGTTCCTCGACGAGGATACCTACGCTGCGGTCGAGCCGCTGTTCGGCGCTGACAACGTGCTGGAGATCACCGGCGAGAAGCAGCCGGAGGTGGCGGTTGAGCCGTCGAAGCCGCGCAAGTCGGCGGTGAAGGCGAAGCCCGCGCCGGAGCCCGAGGTCGAGGAAGACGAGGTGCTTGAGGCACCCGCCGAGGAAGCCAAGCCGAAGCGCGGCTTCGGTGCAGCCAAGGCTGAGGCACCCAAGGCGGCTGCGAAGCCGGCGGCCAAGCCGAAGCCGGAGCCCAAGGCAGCGGTCGAGGTGGATGACGACGTCTCCAGTCTGGCGGACGAGATCGCTGCGCTGGTAGGGGATGACGACGACGATGAGTAATCCTTCCCTCGACTTCGAGAAGGTGGAACTGGTCCGCGAGCGCATGGCTCTCACTGTCAAGGACATGTGCGAGCTGCTCGGTGTGACCCGGACCTCCTACTACAAGTGGGTGGGCGGCGGAGTGATCCGCGAGCGCAACGAACAGAAGGTGAAAGACACCCTGCGCCAGCTCCTGCCGCTCCTGAAAGACGGAACTTGGCCCCCGGACGGGGCCAAGAACTGGCCTAGCGAAAAGCGCCTTCAGGCTCTCCTTGAGATTTTGAAGGCCGAAGCGTAGGCTGATCGAACGGGGAGGGGGATGGCCCCCCTCCCCGGGTACCACAGCAGGGCGTGACAAATGGATACGGTGGATTTCCTCCAGCGTGTCCTGCCAGCGACGGGGACATACTGCAGGTTCAGCCTCACAGGGAAGCGCAATCGTTTCTTCAACGATATCAGCGCAGTGGCGGACGAAGTTGCCAGTTTGGATCAACGAGGGCAGGACGCATACTTCGCTATCTCCAGCTTCAAGGACGATAGCAGTCGCCGGAACGTGAACGTAGAGGCGACCAAGGTCATCACCATCGACGTGGACTGCGGCGAGGACAAGCCGTTCGCCACGTGGAAGCAGGGCCTGAAGGCCCTCGGCAAGTTCATCACAGACGCGAAGCTCCCCAAGCCCCTGATCGTCCGGTCAGGCAACGGGCTGCACGTGTACTGGGTACTGGAGCGCGACCTCGACCGCGACGAGTGGACCCCGCTGGCCCGGGCCATGAAGAGCGCGGCCGAAGCACAGGCGTTCGACGTCGATCCGACCAAGACGGCTGACCCGTCGCTGGTCCTGCGCCCTGTCGGGACGCACAACTACAAGGACCCGGCCAACCCCAAACGTGTTGAGGTGCTGCTCGACGGCGGCGACACCACCGTGGCTGCGCTGCGGAAGGCGCTGTCCTACCACTTCGATGGGTCGGCCACCCCGATCAAGCCGAAGAACAACGGCCTGCGGGACAGCCTCGCAGTGCGCAGCGACATGCCTCCGGCGGTCCCCAGCCTCGTGGCGAGTAAGTGCGCTCAGGTGCAGTGGGCGTCCGAGAACCAAGACAAGGTCTCCGAGCCCCTGTGGTACGCCGTGCTCGGCGTGGCTGCGTTCTGTGAAGAGCCAGAGGAGACGGCCAAGCGGTGGAGCGAGCACCACCCGGGCTACTCTGAGACGAACACCCTCAAGAAGCTGGAGCAGTGGCGCGCACAGGCCACCGGGCCGACGACCTGCGCCAAGTTCGAGGCGGAGCGCCCCGTAGGGTGTAAGGGGTGCAAGTTCGCCGGGCAGATCGGCAGCCCAGCGCGGCTGGGTGTGCGGTACAAAGAGGTCGACACCAGCGCCGAAGCGCCCGAGGATGTCGTCACCGAGGTGGAGCTGCCCAAGCCGTTCCGCCGGACGTCCAAGGGCATCATGGCCACCATCGACGAAGTCGATATCGAGGTCGCTCCCTTCGACATCTACCCCCTGAGCTACGGCTACGACGAGCACCTCGGGTACGAGGTGGTTCAGTTCATGTGGAACCGGCCCCATGTGGGGTGGAAGGTCCTGACGCTACGGCAGGCCTACCTCGCCGACGGGACCTACCGCGAGTTCACTGGCGTGATCGCCGACCAAGGCATCGTGCTGCAGACCAAGAAGCAGACGGAGTATTTCCAGCTCATGATGCGCTCATACATGAACGCGCTGAGGAACATCCGGACCGTCACGAACCACTACTCGACGATGGGCTGGAAGGAGGACAACAAGGTCTTCGTTCTCGGCGACGATCTCTTCCGAACCGAGTCCGACGGCACCGTGGCCAAGGACACCATCCGGCTGGCCGCGCACGTGAACCGCGCTGGCAGCGACATGTATACGGTGAAGGGCAGCTACGACACGTGGAAGGCCGGCACCTCGATTCTGCGCAAGGGCAAGCTCTACCCCCACCAGTTCTCCATCGGCATCGGGCTCGCCTCGATCCTGCTGCAGTTCACCGGTCTCAAGGGTGCGACCGTGTCGCTCTACGGCCCATCCGGTAGCGGCAAGTCGCTGGCACAGCTCATGCAGCAGTCCGTGTGGGGCGACCCTGAGAAGCTGCACTTCCAGTCGAAGTTCACCCAGAACTCCCTGTTCAACCGCTTCGGCCTGTACGGCAACCTGCCCATGACGGTCGACGAGGCCACGCAGATGTCTGACAAGGACGTGGGCGACTACCTCTACTGGGTCAGCCAAGGGCGCGACAAGGCCCGCCTCAGCCGTAGCGCTGAGGAGCGCGCGCCGAAGGAATGGGCGCTGTTCTCGACGCTCTCCACCAACAAGCCGATCTCCAGCAAGCTGATCTCTGTCGGCGACGAGACGGACGCCCAGCTGGCCCGCCTGTTCGAGCTCCGGGTGCCGCCCTCGCCGCTGTTCAGCAAGGGCTCTGACGTTGGCCGGAAGCTCCACAAGCTGTTCACGACCAACTACGGCCACGCGGGCCGCGACTTCCTCCGCCGGGTCATGGAGATCGGCGAGCAGGGGATCAGCGCCATCGTCGCCGCTGCCTTCGAGGAGTTCCCGGCGACCTACGGGCACAGGTTCGTCGGCGTCGAGCGGTACTGGGAGACGGTCCTCGTCATGGTGGAGCTCGCGCTGCGGCTCGCTCACAAGTGGGGCATCATCGACTACACTCCGGAAGCCGCCATGAAGTGGGCGCTGGCCCAGCTCGATGACATGCGCGACGCGGTCCTCGACAACTTCAACGATGTGTTCGACCTGCTGGCTGAGTACGTCAACGAGAACCTCGGCAACACGGTGCTGGTCTACCACGACCCGGGCAAGGACCCGGAGCCGAACTACGAGCGGCTGCCTCGCGGACCGATCCGTATCCGCATCGATGGGCACCGGGACCGTGGGTCCGCCAAACTAGTCGGCGGGAAGATGCTGCTGGAGCGCGGTCACTTCCGGCAGTGGTTTGCCAAGCGGGGCGGGAACTACCGGGACTTCATCGCGCAGGTGGTGCGGGACGGCGCGGACGCCACCCCCGCCTCGAAGAAGGCATCACTCGGCAAGAACACACCGCTCTCGCCTCCGCAGTGCTATGTTATAGGCATTAATTTAAAGCACCCGCGCCTGCGGTCGCTCCTCGAAGGCGTCGAGCAGCAACAGGATAACCTGATGATGCAAGACGTGATCGACATCACGCGGAAGCGCAGACCCCCTCAGTAGGTCAGCGCATCAACAATGCTCTCAAGCTGGCTCCGGCCAGCTTGGGGGACCGCCCGCAGGCTGCGCTCTGTCGCCGGACGGACTGCCTCCCGGTACGCGCGGTTCGCGCTCTCCCGGAAGTTGCTGATCGCCAGCGGGCTGCCCCGGTGGTAGTTGTTCCACTCCCGAACAGCTTGCTCGATCTCCCGCATCCGGGTGCGGTCGTTGCGGATGCGCGCGGTGACCCACTCCTGCCGGTACGAAGCGGCTACCTCGCGCCGGTAGTCGGCGATGCGGTTGACGACGCGGACGTTCCCGAAACTCTCGGCCGCCCGGCGCGGGTAGAGGCCCGCGATCCGCATGGCGATCTCACCGACGGTCACGTTCGGAGCCACGATGTAGCCACGGCGGTCGATGATCGCGCCGGACTGGGTGTAGGCGTAGGCGTCAGCCACCATCCGCAGGCCGGTCACTGGCGCTTCCCGGAAGACCTTCTCTAGGGTCACGGTCTCGGAGAACGGTGCCCGAACCAGATCGGCGGCGAACTGCGCCGTCCCCAGCAGGGCCGACGGCATGGGCCCGAGGATTTCCTCGAACACGCGGCCAAGGTCCGACCCGGCCAGCAGGGCCTCAGTGCCGGGGATCACGCTGAGCGCCACACGACCCGAGACATCGCCGGGCAGGTAGGTGCCCAGCGCACCCTTGAGGATCAGCGGCGTCAGGCCGGGCGACACCTCGTCCAGCCGCTTGGCTGCCCACGCGCGGACGCTCCCCTCCCCCACGCCTGCCGTCTGCAGCAGGGTGTCGAACAGGTCTTCGAGGTCCTCCGCGAACGGAAGGGCGGCGACGCCACCGAGAAGCCACAAGGCGGCGAGCATACCCATCTTGCCGTTGTAGCTCAGGTTTCTGAACATCTGGATCGAGGTCGTCGGGAAGACCTTGTACATGTACAACATGCTGGGCAGGCCCGAGCGGAAGAACGCCGGGCGGTTCAGCACCGAGTAATCGCCGAGAGCCAAGTCCATGGCCCGGCCCGCGAAGTCCACGGCCCGCTCGTATGCGACCTGCTCGGCTGCTTTGAACTCGGCGGAGTTCGGGTCCAGCGTCGGGTCGATACCCTGCCGCTGGCGCGCGTATTCGAGCCGGAAGGCGGCGAGGCCGAAGGCCCGACGCGATGCCTGTTCCGTCAGGTTGAACGGCGACATCCACAGGTCGATGGCCTTGCTGAGCGAGCCGCGCGTGGTGCGTCCGCGCGAGGTACTCACCATCGCGTTGGACTGTGCCGGGATCATCCGCCCCTCGCGGATTTCCCGGGCGATCATCTGCGCCTCGCGCTTGGTCACGCGGTAC